CATCGTATGCATCACCAGTCTCAAATGCTGTTGCAAGTTTTCCGATGTGAATATCTGCTGGATCAATGACCAGGAGATGTGAATCTTTTGATTGCTCTCTTTTAAGTTTTGGATATACTGGAGCAGCTGCAATCATCTCATCCTTTAGCTCGTCAAAGATCTGCTGATATGTTTTGCCATGGTTTTTGACAAACATTGAGATGTGTTTTGATTTATGCCAGTAGTGTTTGACATCTTTGGCTGGTATTCCTAGCCTCTCAGCTTCCTCCTGGAGTACTTTGTGGTCATCACCAAACAAAACCCCCAAGTCTTTTGCTGTGAGCTGACTGATCTTGTTTCTGTATGGATCAAAGTGCTTTGGGAATCTATAAACTTTTGTATCTCTGCTCATCTTATTTATTTAATTTAATACCTAATTTATCAACTGATCTCGCTCCGAAATATCCCGACAGGACCCACACCAAAAGATCAGAGGTGTCTCCAGTCTCTAGTCCATAAAACCATCCGATCACATATGCGATCACCAGGATCAAAAGCACAGCAGGGCGAATGTTTCTCGCCAAAGCACTTTGACTCCTGGAGTCAGAAACCCAACGCCTGGTGACTCCATCGATCTCAGCTCTCTCAATGTCAAGCTTTGCAAGTGCAACTGTTTTATCTTCTTGTGGAATTGGTGATTGCTCAATTAATGCCTCAATGACATTTCCGACAATTGTGTCGTCAGCAATTTTTGCGAAAAATGCTGGAGCTTTGTCCAGGAGAAATTTTCCGACTTTGGTATTTTTAAAAGGTTTTTTTTCTTTACTCATGATTGTTTATTTTAATTCATGAGCGTCGATCCAGCGTTTTCTGTTTAATATGTCCAGATGACATTTCCAGGTTTTGATCCATCGCGATCACCAATGTCTAGATGAATGAAATTTGAACTGATTCCAATCCTGGTGATTGAATTTTCAATTGCTACATTTACAATTTCCCATTTTTCGGAGCTGCTATTGACAAAAATATCAACCGCATTCCCTCGCAAATGTTCACTGTTTTTGCTGGCTTTGTACCCTCTTTGAATGAGGCTTTCGTTGTGTTCTTTTGTTCGATATCCACTTGAAATCCGAATCGGCCTTTTTAGACTTCTTCGCATGTTGTCCAGGATTGAAACCAAATCTTTTGACATGTTGATTCCTGAGCCTGGCAAACCAGGACAATCAAACTCACTAATTTTGAAAAATTCACTTTCCATCATTCATCTTTTTGATTTGCCAAATTGAAATCACAATGGACAACACCAGGACAAGGGTTTGAAGAAATGAATTTATCTCAGGAACTGAGGAAAAAATCAATGCGAATATGTTCAAGAATAAAGGCTTTACATCCATTTTATTTGACTTTTAAAGCTGACCGCAATGCAATCACAAATGATTGATGTCCGAATTGAAGCTGTTCAAGGTTGAATTTTGCTTTTGTGATTTTTCTATTCATTTTGATTTATTTTAAATTATTGTAATACAGTTAATCCATTCTTGGTTTTCTTCGTCCCATTCGCAAATAGTATTATCGTCTGGGTGGGCTACTGGCGATTCCCATTGACAAGTAGTTTCGTTAAGTACCCAGCTATCATAAGGTTTAAAAGGTATAAAGCCATCTAAATTTGCTCTATACTCATAACCTATACCTGCAAAGTTTTTTCTAAAACTAGCACTATAAGATGTTTGCTTCCAAGTAGCAGAACCAAATAGAGAATTTAAAAACTGCTTTCCTTTTAACTCGCTTTCTGTTCCGTCTGCTTTAAGCATTACGCTATTATTTATAGCAACTATATCAATTACTTTATTATCTGAATTTAATTTCGCGAAATGTGCCATATTTATGCTGTATAAGAACCTGAACCTGTGAATTTTATTATTGTATCTGAACCGCTAGTAGAAACTGACGGACTACCCGTAACAGTACCCGTATAGTTTGCAGTTGGCATTCTAAGAATAACTATCCCCGAACCACCTGAATAACCTCCAGAACTAACTCCACCCTCTCCTGATGCGGCAGCACCATCTCCTTCATTAGTAGCTCCATTAAACCCACCGCCTCCGGTGCCGTTCGTGGCTCTACCTCCCGAAGCGTAAGTTGTACCGTCTAAAATAGCAACAGCTAATCCTGGACCTCCGTTTTTTACACCTGCTCCGTAATAGTTATTAGCGCAACCTACTCCATTTGTACCAGCACCAGCGGCTCCTCCACCGCCTCCGCCTCCGCCTCCTCCGCCATTATGGGTTTTAGAGCCGTAGCCTCCTGCATAACCTTGATTTGCTGTACCGTTTCCTTTCGTTAAACCAGAGCAAGCTCCTGCCCCTGCTCCTCCGGCTCCTGAACCTCCGTTAGCTATTGAGGAATTATGAGGTTCTGTCATACCCATTCCTCCACCGCCACCGATAGAAGTGATTGTTGTTAAACCGCTTCCGCTTATATAAGAATTACCACCTTTTGCCGCTATGCCAGAGGTTCCTGCAGGTGCGCCTGAACCACCGCCACCAACACCAATAGTATATGTAGTCCCAGGAATAAAATTTATGCTATTTTCTGATGAACTACCGCCACCTGAAGTAGAACCGTAAGAAGTTCTAAGACCTCCAGCTCCACCTCCAGAGCCTCTTCTTGAACCGCTTCCTCCACCACCTGCAACAATTAAGAAGTCAGCCGTATAAGGTGCAGCGCCTGCTGAAACTGGAAATAAAAATCTTCTATTTAACATAAAATAAATTTAGATTGAACTATCAGCAGCAAAAGTAGCTACTGAATAAAAGAAAACGGGATCTGTTGCTGAATCGTCCACACATTCGATTTGCAATAAACTAGTGACTGAATTATCATAATCTGATTCTGCTATTTTATTAAATGTATTGGTTGCACTTCCTTGTGCGGCCAGAGTTACTGTTTGCCCTTTTAAAGGAAACACACTGATCACCTGGCCTTTCTTGTAGCTGCTTAAATTGATTGTAAATGCACCCGTTAAATCGCCGCTTAGTTTAAAAACAGAAGCTGTTGAACAGTCAAAAGAAACATTTCCTGTTAATGTGCTAATTGTAGATGATTCTGTAAATCTATTTTCAAGCTTGTTATGTGTCACAGAATTATCAGCAATGCTTTTAATATAACCCAATGCATCAATTTCAGAATCTGTCAGTTGGGTGTCGGTATATGTTTTTATATAACCCAATGCAGCAATTTCAGAATCTGTCAATTGAGTGTCAGTTGAGCTAATTTCACCATTTGCTGAAATTGCAACATTTGCTCCAGTCGTAAAAAATCCCTTATTTTGCAATTCAACCCAATTTCCAGCATGTGCAAAATAAGCTGCTCCAGTTTCATGCACATGAGCAAACATCCCATGATGATCTGCTGCTGCTGGTAAATCAGCCAAAGTCGAAAACAAAGGAGTCACTCCCTTTGCATAAATCTCAGACGTGTTTGTCTGAATTTTTTGCATTGCAGCTCTTAAGCTGTCCCCAGTGGAATCATTTGCCTCTGTTCCAAGATTCAAGTCAATTTGTGCCATTTTAAATTTTTAAAGTTTGATCAATTTTTGTTCTTATTGATGAGATCATGATTTTTGTTGTGTCGATTGTTAATCTGACAAGTGCCTGGAGTCCTAGAGTTGCAGTTGCAATGATTGATTTTAAATGCTTTGCAGGCTCCTCTCCCCAATTTGAGACAACATATGTCTCCCCGAAATTCACGTTGTTTGCCAATTGTTTTTATCATATTAATCCAGAACAAATCCTGTGAAATAGCTTGCATGATCTGGGTACATGTCACTTGAGCTGTTTGACAAATATTCTGGGAATGTTGTTGTGTTGTTTCTTATATAATCGAGAAAGCGATCAGCGTGAAATTGTGCAGCTGATCTTTCTCTCTCGATCATGTCGTCAATCTCGTCTGCACTTGCAGTTTCCGAGTTTTCTGATCGGTGCTTGAAAATCCCTTTGTTTGATATTTGATAGGCGATTCGAGGCAACATCTCAACCATTGAATAATGGATGAGAACTGGTTTGATATAATCCTCTAAGAGCGATCTATATGGTCCAGAAAGGGTGTCATTTTCAATGTCTGTTGTCAGTCTTTCATACAAATCAGTCCCCAGCATTGATTGAATGTGAGTGATTTGTGCGAGATATACTGCATTGACATATCTGTCAACATCAAGGTTGCCATTGATTGACGTGAATGTTTTCACATCTTTATCATTGATAAAAAGTGCTTTCATTTGTTTGTTGTTATTTATTAGACGACAAAATCTTCAACTGTTATCCTTTCCAATTTGGATGATGACCCTTGTCAGCCCTGGTTGAATTTGCTTGAGAGACCTCTGGTGGGTTCTTTGGTAGTTTGAAACCTTCTCTCACAGCTTGATTCACATTGACATAATTTGTCCCAGCTAAAGCATCACCTCCCCAGAGCGTTCCATCCTTTTTAAATCGCTTTCGAAAGATGACTCGCTGGAATACGTGACCACAGTTGACACCGCCTCCAAAGCGGAAAAGCGAATATCGTCTCCCTTTGTGACCATGGCTTTTGTTTATCCCTTTAAAACTCATCTGAGAAATGTCCTCTTTGCGATATAATTTGTCAAGTTTCAGCATTTGTTTGCAGAACTCTCTGGAGCTTCCTCCCTTTGTTGTTCTGTTTGTTCCTGAGACATATCGATATCTCACTTTGTATCTCTCACTGTCTTGAGCTGAATCCTGGTTTGCTGAGAAATTCATTCCGTTCAAATATGCCTCAACATCAAAATCCTCTGGCTCATCTTCGGTTGTTTCAGCTCCGATCATTTCATACTCATTCGAGTCAATGTCCTCGCCAAACTCCTGGAGCTGTTCAAAGAGGTCTGAGGCATCATCATCATTCAGATATGGTCTTTCATCTTTTTTTTTACTAAGTCCAACAGAGAGCTCATCTGTGTCCTCAGCATCCTCATCAGCCTGTGTGATCACGTTGTTTGCTTCTCTAAATTCTAAAGGCTCAAGAGTTTTAAAATACATGTCCAGGGACAATCCATTGACAGCCATGATCTCATCAAGAGCATCGATGATCTGTTCCTGATATGGTCTGATCGTGACGTTTGTGAATAGCCTTGAGGAGTTGATAATTTCATCGGCATTTGATCCGAGTCCAGAATTTCCATCTCTCAATCCAATAAGCAAAGGAGAGGTCACTCTGTGTCCGATCATGATTTTTCTGGAACACTCTTCGCTGAGGTATTCATATGTCTGAGCAGCATCCTGGATCGGCAAATCAATCACCTCTGGAGCTGTCTCTTTGCTTTCTGAAAATGAAACAATGATTTTGTCTCCATGCTGTGATGTGAGTTTTCTGACAACATCGTTTTTTATCTCAACCATTTTGTTTCTGGATGGAGTTCCATTTGGAAAGTTGATCATTTTACTCGCTGAAAATGAGTTGTTTACAGTGTTCAAAAGATAGTCTGCAATGTTTTCCTCGAGTTCACAATATGCTGCTGACCCCATCCAATCAGGGAGGGACAAATATTTCATTGATGAAATGTATCTTCCAAGGATCATGATCTCATTTGAGGCACCTGATCCAAACACTGGAATCCTTAAGGGCTTGTCATTTCGTTTTGCTTTCTGCCAGTCTGGATGATAAAACCAGGCTTCGATCTCTCCTTTGTCATTGCATTTCTCTGGTCTCAAAGTTTCCATCGGAAAATGTGTGACCTGGTCAACTCGTTTTCCTTTATAAGTCACCTGAAGAGCTCCCATTCCTAGGATCTTGAGATCCAGGATTAATCTCTTGAGATCTTTCTTTTTGAACATGTTGATCATTGCTGCATATTCATCAGGCTTTTGTGATTTGTCAAAGGCATCAAGACCCTTTCCATACACCTGAGTAGCAATCGAGTTGATGATTGTGTGGTTTGTGGGAGAGTTGATGTATCTGTTAATCAAATATTTCGGAAAGTTATTGTCATCACCAAAGTGAATCCAGTCTCTTTGTTTTGATTCTGTGATTTCTGGTCTGGTGTATGCCGATAATTCTATGACGTGAATGTTTGAATCTTTCATGAGTACATTTTGAATTTGTTTTCTGTTGAATTGTTTTGTGTGGTTTTGTATGTGTAAACCTGGTCATTGACAGAATAATTTCCTGTCTGGTTTGTCACCAGGATTCTGTCTTGATAGATCAGAGTGTTGTCATGTGTGATTTCTAGTTGATATGTTGTGTCAAGTCTGAAATTGAATGCTGCTGTGTATTGATAAAAATATTTTTTAGCAGTGAGTCCAGTGACAGTTGCATCATGGATGACCTCTCCCTCTCCCTCTGTTGTGATTTTGATGTTATATTCTGCATCAATTACATGATATCGTGGGATGAATGAGATCGTCTGGTTGTCTGTTGTTTTATCAAGTTTGATCATGGGTTCTGTTTTAATTAAAAAAGGGGCAAGTCAATCAAGACCGCCCCTCCTCCTTTCACACATTAAAATTCAACTTACACAGATGAATGTTGTTTAAGAGTTAGTCCCCACAGTTGTGGTGATTTCAGTTTCTCCAGCAAATGGATCATCAGATGTTGCACCTGACAACACAACAAATCTAGGAGCTGTTGCTTCCTGAGCTGTGAATGTCAAATTGATTCCTGTAAAATCTGCAAATCCCTGTCCAGAAGTGATCGAACCGCCTGAAAGCTCAGCTCCATATTTTTCGCCCATCAACAAAACGTCTCCATTTCGTGTTTGGATGAAAATTCTGGGTCGAGAGTAAGCAAGCATTTTTATTTCTTTTAAATCCTCTTTTGTTGTCTTTGGCAATTGCAAAGTCAAAGTTGATTCAAAGAATGTTGTCCCAGATTCTGGGCTGCTGTTGATTGCAGTTTCAAGACCATTGGCTCCCTTGACATCGTATTGAAAAACCTCGATTCCTGTCCCAGCTATGTCGGTGACTTCATCCTCAGCTCCAATTGTCAACGCCCCTAGAGAATCGGTGGTGAAGAAAATTTTCTCCACCCCTCCGATTTGATCTTTGCAATTCAGGGCTCTGCCCTTTGTTAACTCGCAATTTGGCATAATTAATTGATTTATAGGTTATTAAGCATTAACTCTGTACACGATCTCTGATCCAAGTCCATATTGAACCCCAGCAGAGAAGCGAGCAACGAAACGAACATTGTCATCTCCTAGTGTTGCAGACGTGTCGATCACTTTGATCTCTTGAGTGTCGCTTAATAAACTCAAGCCATAAAATAAGTTTGTTGATTCAGCAGCGATCACAGTGTTCTCAGCTAATCCTGGAGCATGGAATAAAGAAATTCCATCGAATTTCAATCCTTGTCCATCATACCAAAGAGAACCTTTGTTCTCGATACCAGCTGCACCAGTTCCATTGCTTGCAAATCCTCCAAGGCTTCGAACATACTTTTGCATGTCTTTGCTTGATAAATAGATTTTCATGTCTGGGCTGTAAACTTTGGTTCCTGGAATTGCATTTGCAACCTCAGCAAGTTTGTCTAAAATATTTCCAGAGGTGATTGCGTCAGATGTCACATCGATCACATCAGAATCAGCAGCTGCAAGAGTTGAAAATCCATCAAATTCACCAGCGTTTGCATTTACTCCTCCCCAGATAGTTCTTTCCATTTGGTCAGAGATTTTTCCTGCAAAGTATTCGATGATGAACTTCTCGAACGTATCGGGCATAGATCTGTGGCTTGAGAACCCGGCTTCTGCAGCCAGCCAATCATTTGCGAACGTGCTTTTGCAAATTTTGCTGTTGATCTGGAAGTCCTCAACCTGGAGGATTCTTTCGTTCATTGCCACATTTCCACTGTCCGAAAAATCACAACTTGCAGATGTGATTAAATTTCCAGATGTTGAAACTGTGTTAAGTACTTCTTTGTGAAGTACGTTTGCTTTTACAGTGACACCGCCATTTGCGACTGTGTCATTGCTTAAAAGTCCCGCCGCTAAATATTCGCCTGCGTGTTGACCTGAATAGCTTGAATTGTTGATGGTTAGTGCCATTGTTTAAAGTTTATTTAAGATTGATTTGATTCGTTGGTTTCGGTTTTGTCGGACATTGTCCTGATAAGCAAAATTGAACTTTGCTGTTTCTGCTTCGGGATTGTGAGCAATTGGTTGAACAGACAATGCTGCCTCAACTTTTTCTGCTTCGACTTCAATGTTTTCAGCAGGGCTTGATAATTTCTCCTCGATCATTTCTTTGATCTCATTGACTGCTGCTGCAAACTCCTCTTTTGTGACATATTCTGCCTCAACTTTTTCGTCTGCTGGAGCTTCCTCCTCTGCTGCCTCAACCTCTTCCTCGGCTGGAGCTTCATCTTTTGAATCAGATGGATCTTTCATCTCAGCGATGATTCCCTCCTCCTCAACAACTAGAGTCTGGGAGTTAGCCATTTCATATTCACCAGGAGGGAGAGCGATGTCTCCATCTTCGGTCACTATGAACACAGCAGCTCCAGGAACAAACTGATCATCTGTTTTGACCTCTGTCCCGTTGCTTAATTTTTCCACAGCAAGCTGGATATCATCTTTTGGAGTTTGCTCGCTGAGGTCGATTCCGAGAACAGTCTTGATCTCAGATAGAATTTCAGTTGCTTTCATATATTTTTTTTTGCTTTTATGTTAAACGACAAATTTCTAAAGTGTTATTTTTAAGCCTCAGTCTGTCCAATTCCTTGAGCATACATTGATCCATCACAGCAGTCTGGGTGATATGTGTTATCTGGACAAAGACATGGTTGTTTGCCTCCCCTGGGAGATGTTTTGGAATCTGCTCTCCGATCCCATCCCTTTTTTTTCAATTGTTTACTCATCTTTTTTTGTTTTTTTTGGTGGGTTGATCTTTGTGTCAAAAAGAGTTGTTCCCAGAATGGACATGTTGTCGATCAGAGATTCCTGCATTTTGATCAGCATTGATTCCAGCTCGTCTTTTTGTTTGATTAAAAAATCTATTTGATCAGCCTGGCTTTCAACTTTTTTGGCTAGGGCATTTTCTCGATCTGGATCACGTCCAACAATCACAGCGATGATTGCTCCGATTGTTCCTGTAATCACTCCGACAGTTGAAACAAAAATGTCTTTGTTTTTTGCTGGAATCTCATTGAATGCTAAGAACATAAGTAAGAAGATGACCAGGAGAAAGACTCCGATTGCTCCGAGGTAGTGTCTCAGTTTTTCGTTTTGCATAGTTTTGGGGGTTTATTGATTATTTTTTTGAATGATGTCTCTCACTTTTTGCAGCTCGTTTTCAGCTTCGATTTCATCGCTGTCAACACTGAGTCCTAGCTTTGCACGATCCATGAAAAATCCTTCAATTGAGAAACCTGAAACCAGTCCTCCTTTGACTTGATCCTCCCAGATCTCTTCGTCATCAACTTTCATGCTGATCATCCAGGTTCCCTTTGGAAGATCCATCCCGTACAATTTTGATTTGTCGACCTCGGGATCCTCAACGATCCAGGACTCAACAATTGTCATTTGGTCCAGGGGGGCATCGTGCTCCAGGGTTGCATTGATGTGGTTGCTTTTAATGAAAAACAACTCAGATGCTCTCCTGACTGTCGCCTCAGAAAAATGAACATAAAATCCATCCTTGTCCTTTCCTCCATTTCGATAAATCATCCGACCAGGAACAAGAGCAGCTCCCATCAGAATCCTTTTTTCAGAGTCAACCTCAGCAAGTTTGATCTCTTGTTGTTTACTTAATGCGATGAACGATTCCTCAATGGCTGGCTCAGACACTATTGAGACCGCTTCGATTCCAGCGTTGTCCATTTCCTCGTCAATAATTAGTTCAATGATTTCCATTTTATTTTGATTTTAATTTGATTTTAAATTGATGCATTTTCCACAATGTTTCTGTCCATTGATTGAGCCGATGAGACATCATTGCTCACGACATAGGCTTTGACAGGCTTTTCCTCTTTGTTGCTGATCGTTTCTGCCAGTTGTGATGTTGCACTGGCTCCGACAACATTGAAAGCAGGAGGAGCAGCTGGAGTGCTTGCAACTGATGTGTTGATGCCTCGTCCTCCTCCAGATGATCCTCCTCGTCCTCCAGGGATGTTCGGCTTTGGAACTGCTGTGATTTCTTTCACAGTTTTCAAACCAGTTCCCAGGACAGCTGCAATCGACACGATTTTCTCGATTGTTGCAAATGGTTGAGGTAAAATTGACTTGTTTGCCAGAACCTCTGTGACACCTTGGTATGTGTTGATCGTTGCCTGAGCAATGGCCGCGGCTTTTCCTGCTGCTGAGTTCTCTCCCAGGATCCCAGCGAGTGCTCCAAAGGTTTGAGCTGTCAATGCAATCTTTTGCTTTGCAACTGCTTTGTCTCTGGCTGTTTGTTTCTTTGAAATGTCATCATCAAGTTTTTCACCTCTTTGAGCAGCATCCTGTTGAAAGTCTAGGAGCTGTTGTTCTGCATCCTGTCGAGCTTGAGTTCCTATTTTGTATTTTCCGATCTGAGCCTCAAGCCTTGTTGTTTCAATCTCTTCCTCAATATCCAGGTTTTCTCTAAGCTTCTCAAGTCTGGCAATCTCATCAGTTTCTCTTTCAGCTGCAAATGCTTGAGCATTGAGTGCTCTGTTTGCCTCAGCCTCAGCTTTGGAATTGATCATGTCAATCTCCTCAACTTGCAAATCTTGACTGTTTTTGATCTGCTCAGACTGGAATCCTGAAATGTTTTCTCTCACATCAGCGACATTTTTCTCAGCCTCCAGGAGTTGGACTTGCAGATCGACATTGTCTTTGTTTAATGACAATTCAAATCGTGCCTGCTCCTCTCTTTTTTTAGCGTTTGCCAGCTGGAGCTCCAGTTGTTTTTCAAGAACAATCCCGAGCTCATCATTTGCGGTTTTTCTGTCTGCTAGGGAGAGAGTCACATCATCTCTGATCTGTCTCTGGAGTTCTGCATCTCTTTGATAAATGAATTGCAGTTTGTCATTCTCAGCGATTGCAATCTTTGTCTGGTTTTTTAATTGAGTCAATCTGTCCTGATTGGATGCAGTCTGTTTGACGTCAATTTCTTTGATCTGATCAACAGCAATAGTTGTGACCTTTCCGATCTCATTGATTGCCTCTCCAAAATTGTCAGCGATTTCTGATCCTGCTGTTTTTAATGTTTCCCAGGTTCCAGATAAACTTTGTTTTGTTTCATCAATTTTTCCGTTGAGTCTGTCAATTGTTGCCTGGTCTTTGTCTCCAAAGAAAGACTCCTCCCATGCCAGTTGTGAAGCATACACAGCGAGCCTGATCCCATCAATGGTCCCCTTGAATGTTGCCAGGACTCCATCAACTAAGCCTCCCAGGACTCCCTTGATTCCCTCAAATGATTCACCTGTTGATGATACTTGTTTTGCTGCATCTGCGAAAGCTGTTCCCACTTGAGTCATCACTGATGAGATAGTTCCAAACACAACAGAAATCTTGTCAGCGATCACCTGGTTTGATGCAAGTGCTGATCCTAGCATTTGGACAGCCTTGACAATCACAGTCAAAATCGCTGCTCCTTTTAATACTTTGAAAAAACTTTTGAATCCTCCCTCAGCTTTTTTGGTAGACTTGAGGAGTTTTTTGTTTGCCTCCTCATTTGCTTTGTTTGATTTCTTTATTTCATTAAGAGCCTCAACCTGGACATCGATCAGATCTCCAAGTGCCTCTTTTGTTTTTTCAATGTTTTTGTTTGCCGACTTGACATCGACAGACATGTCCACAAGAATTTTCTGGCTCATAAGCGTTTGATTTTTTGTTTTAATTCATGGAAAGATTCGGGCATCTTATGTTTTCCCAGGGCAATGTCAATTGATGATCCAGACCATTTTTCTGTCCTGGCAATTTTTAAAAGTTCAAGTATTTCTTTCATTAATCTTCATTAAGTTTTTCTCCACCACCGCCAGCACCACCGCCACCACTTCCTGATGAGGTTGTTGTTGAGGTCGTCGAAGTTTGATTGATTGTTGTTGTTGTTGTTGGAGCCTGAGTGGTAATCCCTACAATGTCAGGAGTATATTCATCGTCAGTGTCAACAGTCACATCATCCGAATCAGATGTACCCAGGTCAGAGTCAATATATGTATAAAGCAACGTGTCATCAGCTGCATTGATCTGAGACTCTGGAGAGTTTATCAATTCAAGTTTTGAAATACCAGTTGACAGATTGGTTTCAATTGCGTTTATTTTGTAAAGCCTTGAAAACACAATCACCAGATCATTGAGTTCATAGTTCAACAAAAAACTCATGGGGAGTCTGGCTGTAAATTTTGTCAACCTTCTGGATTGATCAAAAGTTTCTGAAATATATTTTGAATAATATTTTTTAAACAAAGTTTGATCGAATGTTGTCGCTGTGTATTCATTGATCTCAGCTTTAAAATTTAGATTTTCAGATGAAACATTTGGATCCAGGGACAAGCTATTTGATGGAATGTAATATGTCGAGACACTTTGATGAGCTGTGGGAGTTGATCTCACTGCAATCGGTGTTGAATTTGACTGCTGTATAGGATAAAACAACAGGGGTTTTCCCAGGATTGATTGCATGTTGTCATCAACAGACCACCCCCACTGAATGTCAGTTGCTGTTCCAGAGGATGGATTGTATAGTCTCTCAAATTTGTGATGCTCAAATGGAATCTTGATTCGATAATCTGCCCCAGACAAGAGCTTGTTGTCATCACCCCTGTATCTTTCGACACCATGCTCATAGTTGAATAAAGCATTGTGATTTTTTGCAAAGAATGACTGTTTGCCTTCATAATCAAAAAGGATTTCTCTATATGGTAAAGCAGTGTCAATTGTGCTTTTTGTTGAGTCAATGTGCTCAGTGATGTCAAAGGTGTTGTCACTGGATTGATACCAACTGTCAAGAGTTCTGACAATGATCTTTCCATCATAATCAACATAGGCAACCAGGTTCCACATCTTAAAAAGTCCAGATAAAAAATCAACAACTTTTATTTCTGGAATTTCCCTAGTTGAATCAAATGTGAAATCTGGAGCCAGAGTCAATGATTGTGAATCAAAGACTTTCCACTTTGTCACTCCATAATGCTGCTCAGCAATCACACTGATTCTTGTTGGGAGAAAGCTCATTGTTTGATTTGCTTCAACCTCAACAGTGACGTTTCCATTTTCCCTGTGTATAATTTGAACCAATTTGGAACCTTCAACATCTTCAATCCTTTCAATCAATCTCCCATCAATTTTGATCACTATTGCATATTTTAAAGTGGGATCATTTGGCACAAAATAGTGTCTGACTGTGTAATAGTTGACAGATGTAGGTGGTCGCTGTGACCAGTCAAATTGATCATAATTGTCTTGATAGCCTGAATAAGTTGGAACTGATGTGATGTTTCTCATTGTATACCCGTACGGATTTGTCATGAAACCATTCCCCCACGTTTGATTTTCAAAATTGAAAGCATCGATATAAGTGTCAACACCTTGAGCAGATTCATTGATCTGTCCTTTTTTTCTATGCAGCCACATATATAAATCCCAATAAGCTGGATTTGAATCATTAAAAAAATGATCTGAAAACTCAATGTCATACTGTTTCTCAATCGCTCTGATGATATGATCAATTCTGATTGCTGGCTTTAATTGCTGCCAATCAACACCACCAACTGTCTGGGAGTTGTATGCAAGATTTTTGTCATCTGGTGATCCTGGATCATAAATGAGTCGATCTTCATGAGTGATCAGTGGAACAACAAAAGCATCTGGATGATTCACTCCATCAATCGAAACGTCTTTTCCAGTTGACAACGCATTAATGACAGCGGTGTTTGAATAAGAGAAATTGAAATTTTTCAACCAGTAAAGTGCATCAAGTTTGTCATTTCTCAGCTTGTCTCGGAGGGTCACAGTGTTTCCAAAAAAGGTGATCTTGTATGAATCAGCTTTGTTGTTTTTCATTTGTACCCCATCCAGTTTAATCTTTCCCTTTTCAAACCTTGAATGATTCAGATCAATTCTTGCATCAACTCTCACTCTGACATCAATTGCATCAATGATGCTTGAATTATAAAAGTGCTTGAAAATCTTGTTGTTTGTTCTGCTAGCTGGAACAGTGAAACTCCTGGAAAAGGGAGTGAACACCTTTCCAATATCTTTAACATTTTGAACAGTCTGAGTCAAGACAATGCTCTCGTCTTTGTATAGCTCAACACGTTGATCCTCGATGTATAGTTGAATTTGTTTCATTTATCTGATCAGGTTGAATTTGTCAAAAGCAAAATCAAAATCAAAAGAATAATTGATCAGCTTGTCATTGAGGTTTGTTTTGTATTTCAGACTTTTGGATGTTGGAATCACAGAGAGAGTCTGGTTTTTGTAGTTGATCCAGATGTCCTCTGATAAAAGCATTTCCTCGATCACCTGGTTGAATGACTCATCAACAAATCCTGTGTTCATTGTGATGTTTGATTTTGCTGTGACATTGTATCTCTTTGATTGACCCCTGCTGATTGAGTAGTTTTCAGATGCATGATCGAGAGTGTTTGATCGAAATGTTCTGTCTTTGATCTTCATGGTCTTGTCGCTTCTCTTGAAAAATGTGATTTTTTGGAGGGCTCCAAATTTATTGATGAAATGAATGTCATGTGTTGTGTGTAGATTCTCACAGACATGATTGATTGTGATTGTCCTTTCTGTTATCGAATCAAAAACTGCTTTGGTGCAATTAGATGGAGGAGAAACAAACTGGATCTTTTGATTTGAATTTCCATTGTCTGTGATTGTCTGTGATCCGATGTTTGTGTTTCCATTGTAGAATGTAATCTGAGACAAGCTCTCAGCAAAAACAGGGATCTGTGCTCTTTGTCCATCCAGGACATACATGATGTCATTTGATTGCAAAACATGATTGTCCAAATCAGGATTGATTCCCTGTTCAAAGGTTCCAAAGCCATCAACTGCTAGATAATGAAATGATTGATCATCCTGCATGTCTGTTCCTGTCTCATCAAATAATTGAGCAGCTGCTGTCACCCACTTTGTTTTTGACTGATATGTTGATCCATCAAAAGTGTTTTCAACGTGGTCTCTGACTAGCTCTCCAATTTCAAGAATTGCTTTTCCTTGATCACCGATCACATCTTTTGTGAGTCGATATTTTAAATCATTTGCTGTGTAAACTCCGACAGTTCCATCATAAATGAAAAGATTTATTTTGACAGTTTTTAAGGGCATAATTTTACTATTTGAGGCAGCTGGTTTTTCCTACTTTTTGGACTTTTGCCCAGTAATAAGAGCCAGCGAGATTTTGATTTATATTTAATTTTTTATCAAATGGGAGTTCATTGATAAAATCTGATTTCATCATCAGACCTTTGTGTTTTTTTGTGACTCCTGCATTGTGATAAATTCTGTTTTTTACAATGTTTTCTTTTGGATCTGTTGCCCAGGTGAAATCAAGTTCCTTTGGACATTCTGTTTGATATCCCAGGAGCCATCCATTCCAAAGATGTGCCCACATGCATGCAGTCCAGATCTGGAGCTCATGCCACTCAGGATCCTCAGCTTTGATCTCCTGGTTTAGTTTTGATCCTTGAATGTAGATCTCAACACAGTCTCTCTCGACTTTCTCCCAGTAATGCTCAGTCAATCCTTTCATGATATATTGAGCACCTCCTGATCCCTCCTGGTTTGCTTTGACAACCTCTGGATCAATTTTAACGATACCACAAAAGAGGTCGAGAAAACGTTTGTCTTTTTTGACGATGTAGTCGTGACCGATGTATGATTTTGTGTCTGATAGAAACCATGTGCTTGAGAGTTTAAATTTTTTTGGTATTGGTTTGATTAAAATTGTGTCTGCTTCCATATAAAAGATGACCTCATCCTGGAGCTCTGGATGCTTCCTCCAGTGTTTTTTGTTGAGGTGTGGTCTAATTGATGGAATGTATTTTCTGGAGCGATCTGATCGATTGTCATGATAAAATGCCCAAATGATCTCAGGATATTTTTTTTGCAATAGATCAAAGCCAGGAGAAACAATTCCATTCTGCATCCCAGAGACAATGTGAATGTCTCCAGGGTCAACTCCATTTTCCAGCAGTGAATTAATTGAAATTTCAATTTGCCATTCATAATATCTGACAGCTGGCTGTGATAAAAGATATTTCATTTTTTTTTTTTTTAGCATGACGTTCCTGTATCATAGTATGTTATATCGGGATGTGTAGACGTGACAGATTGAGCACACACATAAACTGTTTGTCCAAATGCTAGATATCCTGTTTGCACAGTTCCACTGCAATTAGTGTAAGAATAATCACCATCAAAACCGCTGGGACTATCTGCTTCATTGCTTATTTCCCATTCAGTGCAACTCGGTGCAGCGGTCGTTGACGTGGTCGTTGCTGCTTGAGTGGTAGTTGACGTGGTTGTCGTCGAAGCAGCTGTTGTCGTTGTTCCTGAGCTTGAGCAAGCGGCTCCAGTGAAGATGCTTCCATATCCTGATGTCTTTGTTGGAATGCTTTGTGCACAAACAATTTCCTGATCACCACTCACACCAGACCATGTCATTGATGTTCCTTCACAACTAACATATGACCAATTAGCAGTCGTTTCACCACTATCAACAACTAGAGTGTAAGATGTGCAAGATGGAGCTGCTGTCGTTGTGCTCGTTGTTGAGGTTGTTGTTGTTGCCTCAGTTGATGTGCTCGTTGTTGCTGCTTGAGTTGTTGTTGTTGTTGCTGCTTGAGTTGAGGTGCTCGTTGTTGCAGCCTGAGTTGATGTGCTCGTTGTTGCAGCCTGAGTGGTCGTTGCTGCTTGAGTGGTAGTTGCAGCATCTGTCGTTGTTGAGGTTGTTGTTGTTGCCTCAGTTGTGGTTGTCGTTGTCTGTCCAGGTGTCGGTTTGACAAAAAGATAAAATGGAGATCTGACGTTGATTTTTCTTGACATGATTTTAATTGAATTTTTGAGCTTTCTCAGCTGCAATTTTGAACTGATCACTGATTGAATCTTTGAAAGCTGTGACATAATATTTCGCCACATCCTCTCCATATGCTTGAGTGATGTATTTAGGTAAGATTTTAAAATACTTTTCAAATGGTCTAGTGAAAAAAAGCGTTTGTTTGATGCCATATTGTTGGATGTTTTTTGCGATTGCAAACTTGAGTGATTCCCTTTTTACAAATTGACCTTTTGCATTTCTGGTTGCTTTTGGCAGTTTTTTGATTGCCCATTTATCCAGGGCATATGTGGGAGGCATTTTATTTCCATACTGATATGGCGATGATCGTCTCCCATCTTTGAGGATTCCTTTGTTTCCTCTGACCCCTAGATCGACAAAAGAGGCATATCCTGGAGTGAATGAAATCTTTATTGAGTTTTTTGATGCTTTGACCTCAGAATCAATTGCAGATGCCAGGTTTGAATCAGATCCAAACTCTCGTGCTGCATTGGATCGTGCATCCTTGACAATTAAATTTGCCCATTCGCTCAGTGCTTTGTTTGTCTCTTTGATGTTCATTAACAACTGGTCATTTCATTTCTCATTGCTACTGTGAAAGACAAAGTCCAGCCAGCTGCATTGTTTTCAAATCTTTCAACAAAGGGCTCACAGTCGATTGATCCCTGGAGCTCATAATCATTCCGATACAATTGTGATCTTTTCATCTCAGCATCGAATCGAGCTGAAATTGCCAAAAGGCTGTTAAGCACATCCTGCTCATTGTCTGTCCCTTTCTTGTTAAAATCAACCAGATCCATCAGGATGATTGAAAAGTTCATCAGGATCACTCTGTCCTGGATTGTTGCATTTCCTGGAATAGAGTGAGCGAGTGGATAAATGGTTGTCTTTGTCAGATCAACATCATCGATGTTTCCATATGAGACAGTGTTGATCCCTGGCTCATTTTCCAGGATCCCTTTTATATCGTCAACTATTTTGTAAAGTGTATTCATATCGCTTTGATAAAAATTGGTGTTTGCTCTCCTAGATCATGACTGATGTGATCCTCTAGCCATTCGATGACCTCATCCAGATCCATGTCTCCATCTTCTCTCATAAGTATGTCAACAGCTTTGTAATAATCATAAATGACTCTCTTTGGATGAATGGCTGTGATTCCGATAATTGCATCATCAAAACCATTTGACAGCAACAATTGATCATTGTCATCCATGACTCCGAGATCGTATAGTTTGTCAATTAAATCAACTCTGTTTTCCATTTCTCAACTGTTGTGTTTCTATTTCGTTTTTTTCCTTTTCAAATGCCAGAAAGGTCAGGCAGGTTGTGAGAGGTAATCCTGTGACATAGTCAAATTTTGCAAGGCTTCCTCCAGCACAGTGCCAGATGCTCGGATACCAGCTCCATTTTTCTGCAAATCCAGCCTTTGCTGAGGTGTCAGATTCAGAGTTGTCTGCTCCAAATAATTCAGGGTATTGTTCAATAATTCGTTCTTTAAATTCAAAAAAAAACCCAGGGCTCCCAGTGCATAATATATCGGCATCGATTTCATTTTCTTTTTCGTGCCTGGATCATAGTCCTCAATCAAATAATGATCTGAAAATTTTTGTTTGATTGGTCTATATAAAACAGCCATGGCTTTGTGCAAGTTGTTTTCATCTGTGAGAAAGGTGTCAAGATCAACGTATTCACCAAATGAGATGTCATCAAGTTGTGGGATGAATCCATACTCGATCCCATCCATGACAAATGATCTTTCAAATTGTGGATCCTGCTCAAATATATCAGACAAGGCAGCACACATGTGACTGACTGATTGATACTGAATTTTTCTCACTGTCTCCAGGGGAATGTTGCAAAGGATCTCGACTGTTTTTTCCATCAAGAAAACCTCATCATCAACAATGTCTTTTGTCATTGCTGTGAACTTCATCCACTGGTCAACAGTGATTTCTTTCATGCTTGAGGGAATTGTGATTTCTGCTTGCATATTTGTTGAACGTTTTTTTTGTTTAGTGTTATCTAGGTAAAAAGATGATATTCTCCTGCTCGTTTGTTGTTTAGTTGATAGGTGACTGCATATCTCAGAGCATCAATGATGTGATCTCCCTGGAGAGGTTTGGGCAATCCTTTGTCGAGCCAGATATATCCTTTAAGCTCTTTGATCAGGTTCTGACCTTTGACAATCATTTTGTAGTCTTGCATCAGTGCAATCCCGAAATTGACTGAGTCTCTCCCTTTGATTGATTCTGCCATGTTGAGTCTGGGCTCTCCATGTTTGAGCTCATGGATCAATCGTTTCTCAGCGACATCACCAACAATCAGAGAAGTCTCTCCAGCATATTTGTGATTCAGTGATCTGATCTCTGAGGTTGTCAATCCTGTTTTGTAGAAACACTCCTCTGCATAAATGATCCTCCGATCTGAATCGATGCATGTTTTCACCAGGGTCGAACTGTCTTTGGCGAATCCATAATCTTGACCAAACAGGACAGTCCCTTTCTGGACAAAGTCTCCCTCCTCCCAGTTTTGGAACACAGCTCCCTGGAGCTTTCCTGGTAATCCACGACCATAGACATCATAGAAATTCCTCCAGTACTCATTGCCATTCTCTCCCTTGATCCTGGCTTTCTCTAGTTCCTGGACAGCTGACTCTGGAGCTGCCTCATTGTCTTTGTATGTTAGTGTCAACCATTCAGCATCTGGATCATTCACATACTCCTGATGTGCCCAGAACTCTGATGTCGGATTGAAATCGATTATTGTCCAGGCTGAGGTTCTGATCCGTAATGCATAGAATGTCTCAAAGTCAATTCGATTTGCCTCATTCAAATAGAGGATCTGTCTCCTGGCACCCCTGACTTTCGCCTCTGAATCTGCTGAGAAAAATGAAATGGTTGATCCATTGGTGAAATTGTATGTCAGAGTCGTCCTGTTGAACTGCTCCTCTCTCCATCTCTTTGTCCATTTGAGGATCTTTTTGAAGTCGGTGACAGCTCCTCTCCTGAGCATGGGAATATCTGATCCCACAACATCGATCTCAGAGTCTTTGTTTTTGATTGCATGATCAATGAGCAATGCCAGGATCCCGAATGTTTTGGATGCTGATGATCCTCCTGGGATGATCCTGAGAGGCTTTGTGAGCCTCATGAGTTTATTGATCGCTGTCGTCCTCTGAAACATCTGGAAAAAGTGGTTGTTCAATAAATTGCTGGATTGAGTGTTCTGTTCTTTCGACATAGCCTCGATCCTTGCATTTTGTTTTCATGTAGAAAATAATGGAGGGCACATTTCCCTCAGAGATCTGTTCATACAATTTGGACTCGACAAAATCTTTTGCCTGTTCGGATGCCTGGGTCACTAGCTCCTGGAACTCATCATCTTCTCTCATCCATCGATAGAATGTTTCTCTGGATATGTCTGCCAGTTTACAGGCTTGAGTGACAATGCCCATGGATTTCTCCATTGCGTTGATCACTGCCTTTTTTTTAGTGTCATATTTTGTCACATTATTTCCCACAATAATCACATTTTTCTGTTTGATCTTTTGTTGTTTCTCCTCTGTCTGGATCAAAGTCCAGGTCATTGGCATCAAATGCAAACTCAGGAAGTTTCATCCCCCAGTCCTCCAGTTGAGTCATGTCAAATTGATTTGCAATCATGTCCATGTTCCAGTCACCCGAGCTGTTGTTGTCTTTGATCAAAAACTCTTTTTGCTGATCCTCTGTGAGATCGACAACCTCAACCTCAACAAATTTCCATTCGAGTTCTCTCACAGCCTGGAGACGTTGATTGCCTCCCAGGACAACATGATCCAGGTTGCACACAATCGGTCTGATCTTGAGCATCTCTGGAAAGTTCTTGATCGATTCAACCAGATTGTCAAAGTCTTTTGATCTGATCCATCTGGGATTGTCTGGATGAGCTTTGAGCAGCTCAGTCTTGATTCTTTTCCTCATCCTCTTTGTAGTTTTCCCAAATAGCTTTCATTTTCTTGTGGAGTGTTCGGATACATGATCCACATGAACTCATCTCTGTTCTCTCTCTGTAAATGCGATCAGAGATGTTTCTTAGACGTTTCTGCATCTCCATGGTGATAATATCCCCTCGCTCTGTGAAAATGACTGTGAGCTCTTTATATTCGTTTTCAGTGAGACAATCATATGGTTGTCGTGTAAAGGGGACAAGTTCATTCCATCGTTTTCTCCTTTCATCACATCCGCAATCCAGACCAGCTGCATCAAATGTCTTTTTGACCACCTTGTCAATTCCTAGAGCTGAGGTGACTGCATGAACTGCATCTCCTAGTCCTTTGATTCTCTCTTTTTTCTTTCTATTCTTTCCCATAATATTTGAATTTTAATTTATCGTTGATTTTTTCTTTGCATCTCTTGACTGTTTCAAACACTTGAACATGTCCGATTTTTGTCGCCTGTGAAAGTTTTCTAATTGATCGAAACTCATATCGATAAGCATTGAAAAGAAGTTTGTCAAAATGATAAAAGGTTTCAACATAGTCGTCAATGCTTTTCATGATGACATCCAAATCCTCTCTTGTTGGTTCTCTTTGATCCTCCAGATTTTGAATATCACCACTTCTCAAATCTCCAGTTCCTGACCAGGCATGTTTGAGAGGATCCCAGGCTCTTTTTGCATCATCGAAACAGATATATTTTATTGTGTTAAAAAAATAAGTGTCATTGATTGTTTTGCCTTTGTTGTTTCTTAAAAGGACAAGTATTTTGATGTAAGCTGTTTGGACAACATCCTCAGTCTGCATCATGTTTGACTTTGTTATGTATTGACGTGCAAAGCCGAGCCAGAGCTTATGACGTTTGAACAATTCCTCGATTGTTTTCTCTGGGGTCATTTGCTTTTGTTTTTTTCTTTGTACTTCTCAATGGTCTCAATCAGATAAAAGCGATCCCATTTGAATCGAGTTCTTTTGCTCATCTGATTAATCATTTCAAGCTGATCAAATTGATCCTGTCCGATCCTGGAGATCAGTTCTGTTCTGTATGGGAGGAGATTTCCTGAGAGGAAATAGTTGCATTTTTTGCACTGACCATGCACATTGTCCTCATTGAATCTGGTTTCTGGAAAATTTCCTGCTGAATAAAAGTGACCAGCCTGGAGTGTTGTGTATTTGCCACAGGAGACACATGGTTTGCCTTTGTCTCTCTCTCTGATAAATTTGTGGAAGTGTCGGACAGCGGTTGCCTTGAGCTGGCTCAGTGTTTTTCCTTGATACTTTTTTATGTTCATGCTCGATCATTTAAAATCGAACGAGTGGCATTGTAAATAAACAAAAAACCTCATCAACAATTCGGGGTCATTTTTGGTCATTTATTAACCAAAAAACCCCAGGATCTCTCCCAGGGTTCTCATCGATTAACTAAATTTAAAATGAAAAAATTTGATCAGTAAGGTTGATCAGTCCATGTTTTAAAAAGGTAAATCCTCCTCTTTGTTCTTTGGTGGGTTGTCTGCATAAGCGTTCTCAGTTCCAGACAAAAGTTCAATTGATCCTTTGACACTGTCATCCCAGTCATGTGATGTTTTTTGAATGCTCGCCAGTTTGTCCTGGTTGAATGTTTTAACAACTCCCTGGGGGTTTGTCCATTGTCGTCCTCCAGCCCAGAAATCAACTGTGACTTTGTCTCCCTTTGATATTTTGTCTAGGTCAACACATTTGTCCTGTGTTGCCTCAATCATTCTAAATTGAGGATATTTGTCCCCATTGTCTGTGATGACGAGTTCTCGCTTTTGGAATCCATTGGATCCGATTGTCTGTGTTTGACCGACAGAAACAACTGTCCAGCCTTCGATTGATAGTGGTTTGCTCATATTATTATTGTTTAATTTTATTTCTATTTTTATAGTTCCACAGATTGATGATCATTTGTCGATATTCTGCTGTCGATGTGCAATGATGCATCTTTGAGTCTTTGTACATTGTCGCCTTTGCGAAAAATGCTTGAACATTAATCTTGTATTTTCGACTCACCTCAGACATTGCCGCCACAAATGAGGTAGCTCTTGCAGCATGAAACCACCCAGAGATCGATTCACAACCCATCAGGATTGTCTCAGCGTTTTTGTAGGTGGTCTCATTGATCTGGAGATGTCCCTTTTTGAAATTTGATGAGGTGCATCCGACTGCTTTGTTGATTGCAGGAACAGAGAATCCATTGAAATGCACGACAAGATCATTGAATCTCTCATATCCCCAGTCATTCTTTTTGACATAAAAATTTAAATAGTCTGAAAGCTGCCAATTAAGTCTCACTGTGTTCATCTCGATGATGTTGTCCTGGTCGCTGTCGGACACATAATACTCAACCCACTCGCCCAGATTTTTGAGGGCTGTGAATCGATGTTGTCCCTCTTTGATCACTCCTCTGGAGTCGACTTTAATGACCTCGAGTTGTCCATACTTTTCAATACTTTTTGTCAGAGTGTGGACGTGAGCCAGATTTAATGGTCTGTTGTCAACACTGAAAGAAAATTTGTGATAATCTTTTGTGCGTCTGATTTTGCGATTGCTGTTCTCATTTAAGAATAAATTGAATTTGTTCATTGTGTGTGTGTATTAAATTAAAAATTAATGTTCTGATTTTCTAGGAACCCATGACTCTCTGGAGACGATCTTGTCGTGATTCATGTGTGATTCCTGTGCTGACATGTTCATTCTCTCCTCTGAATAGATAGCCAGCCATGACATGATCTTTGTGAGTGAGAGTGATTCATACATCTCACCAAACTCACCCTTGATGATCTTAGTAAAAAACAAAGCCAGATCTGTTGATTTGAGATAATAAAAATCTTCCATGATCATTCGGGCACACATCAGGATCTGAGCGTTTGTCATCGGTCTGTTGAGATCCATCATTTCATTAAGCTCAATGAGCCATTTGACGATCTGTCTGACAACCTCCTCTTTTCCAAAAGCTCTTCCATCATGGACAGTTCTGGACATTGCTGCAAGCGTTGGGACTTTTGCTTTTCTTGCGTCATCTATTGTTTTAATATTGTTGTGGAAATAATTATTGACCAACAACGAGCCCGAGTTCTGCTCTAAGGGCTGAGTAGTTTGTTTTTGAATTGCCATTTGATTTGTTGTTTATGTTATTTTCAAGAATCTCATCTTCCCAGCCTTTGTTCCTGAGATAGGTGTCTGGATTTTTTCGATACATCTTATCTGGGGTACTGGGGATGTATTTGTCCAGATGATCCACAATAGACTCTCTGTCTTTTTGTTTGATCTGTTTCCATAGTTTCTCACATCTAGGTCTCCCGACCTTTTTGTCATATTGATTCCAGAAGTCCTCAAAAGTTGGAAAGATTTCGACTTTGATTTTTTCATCTTGATTTTCTGTTTTATTTATAGTATCATTTACATTTTCATTTTCATTTTCCATATGTGGAACATATGATGATGATATGTTTGACATATGTTTATCAGGTTTTGATGCTCTGTTTCTCCTCCTGGATTCGCTGTATGCCTTGCGTTTGGTGATGCTTTCAGCAACCCAGGGGATCTGAAATCCATCAGAACACTCCTCCAGGACAGACATGATCTCTTCCTGATGATCATCATTCAGACGTTTTATGAAAAATTTGAGACGTTGCTGTGAAATACATATGTTTCTCATATGTTCACACATGATTCTGTCATATGCAACCTGTGACTCCTCAGAGAGCACCTGAGTGTCTCTGAGATAGTCTCCAGGATAGAACAAAAAAGCTGGATCTTTGCTCATGTCGTTTCAATTTGTTGCTTTTCCAGGATGAACTCCAGGCTGTCCATGATCCCTGGCTCATAGTTGATCATGTAGATATAAATCTCCTCAACCTTTGACAAGGGTGCTGCTCTGATATATTCAGCCAGAAAGTCCCTGAGCGTTTCATCAGGCTCATTGTTGAGGATTCCATCCAGTCGTGTACTGATTGACGTGTACTCGTCAACATATACTCTGTCATATGACGAAATGTTTCTGAATGTTTGGAGAGCATGTGTCACCGATGCATGATCTCGACCAGTAAACCATCCCAGGTCATTTCTGGTGAGCTTGTATCTGGTTGTGCAATAGCGAAAAAAGAATGTTCTCGCCTTGACAAAATCTGTTGTCCTGTTTCTTTCCAGGATGTTTTCAATCTTGAACATCTCATTCAATTCATTGAGAGCTGGAGTCAGCATCGAATTGAGCAATGCTTGTCTTGTTTTTGAAGGGGTTCTAACTGCCATGATTTTATGTTTTAAAAAAGGGAGACAAACAAAGCCACTCGCCCGATCTCCCTTTCTTTGATTAATGTGTGGACTTGATTGTCAAATATGATTTTCCGTTCTTTGTGACTGGTAATGCGATGAGCTCTCCATTTTGATCTGGAGCTGCCAGGACTTTCTGTCCATTGAGTTCCACGACCTCTGAATAACCATCAGCCTCAGCTGCCTTTCTCATCGATTTGAGGTTGTCTTTGAGTCTTTTGACCTCAGCCTCCATCTCAACAACTCCCTGGCAGTTTTTGAAATCCCAGGTTGTTCGACCCTGGACAACTCCGATCTGATATCCATGATGTGAAAATGTCTTTGCTCCATGGAGTTCAGCCTGGTCAATTGCCAAATCCTGGATTTCTTTGTTTGCAGTGGTCAATTGCTCAGCCATTGTTTTGAATACGATGAAAACATCCAGGGGATCCAGGATCCCATCTTCAACATCTTTGACTGCTTTGTCAATGAACAGCTTTCCAGCTCTTCGATGTCTCTGGAGAGTTGAGAGCTTTTCATGTCTTTGATCAATGACCTCCATTTCCTGGACTTCCATTTCTCTGATTGTCGTGGTTGTATCGATCACACCATCCTGGGATGCAATCCATTGTTCTGATGATCTGCTCATGCTGCTGTGTTTTCTGGTTCAATTACTTTGTCAACTGTGGCCATTGCGATCCACATGTCTCTCAGGGTGTCAATCATTTGATCTGTGAAATCATAATGTTTTGACAGATTTGATTCATATTGATCCCAGGTCATGTCTGCATACCTTTTAACCAGGCTTTTCTTTTCAGTCTCAAAATCCTTTGCAGCTTTGTCCTGTCTGGTGATTGCGTTTTGTACCTCATCATAAGATGCAAGTCCATTCGCTGGCAATCCGATTGCAGCTTTTCCCAGGGCTGTTCCAACTGCTGATGTGTAGCAATTCTCAAGAGCATGAGTCTGGTTTGCTCCTCTCCCTTTGTGTGGCTCAGATGCAATCCCATCATAAATTGATGGAGCAACGTCTTTGCCTTCAAAATAGATTGACACCTGGACAATGATTTTCCATTCGCTGATCTCTGAAATAAATTCTGATCCTAGGATCTTGACATCATAATCATAATTCTCAGCAACAAATCTGATTCGGTCTTTTACTTCTGAATAGGATTTCCCTTTCAGGTTCATCACAGGCAATTGTGTGAGCCTGTGCTTCATGTGTTGGTTGTGTGTGTGTGACATTTTATTTGATTTTAATTAATACTCGATTTTGACGCCATGATCTCCCTCCTGGCTGTTAAGAATTCATGAAGAGTGATGTCTCCCTGGAGATAAAGATTTTGGATTTGTGTGATAGTTGTTTCCATTATAGTTGTGTTAAACGTTTTATTTCTGTTCTAGGAATCAGAGTTGATCCTCCCAGGTTGACTGTTTTGATTTGTTTCTTTGCAATTGCCTGGTCAAATGTTTTTCTGGACAATCCCAGGATTTTCATTGCCTCTGATTTTTTCAAAAGCTGTGGTTGATTTGGATTGATGATTTTGTTGAGTTCCATGATCCGAGCAATTGATTTGTCAACTGCTGCCTCAAATTCTGAGATCGGTCTCACCCCATGCTCTTTTTCAAACTCTCGAATTTCTTCTGCTGTCATTCCCATTAATACGTGATTTTGTCTTTGATTAAATCTGTGACTTTTTTGTGCTGCTCTTGTGAAATTGAAATCGGATTTTTGTGATCACTATGATCAAATAATGACACAAAAAAGACGAGCTTTTGTTGTCTTTTTGTTGTTTTGATAAATCCAGATAGTTGAAAAACGTGTGTTTCGGTTTTGAATAATTTCCTGCGAAACTCCACTGTTGTTGACCCATCAGTGTTTTTCATTGGTTTTCCCTTGATCCTGATTGTTTGCAACTCTGTTAAATACTTTGTGACAGAATTGAACGCTTTTTTGTCCAGTTTTTCTATCTTGTTTGTAAGTTTATTTATCATTGGTCTTTTCTAATTTTGTGTAATAATACACAAATTTTTCCGAAAGTTCCTATAATATTGTTTTTTTTTTCACTTTTTACACATATTTATCATGACACGATCACCAGGCGAAAGACTGAAAGCATTTTTTGACTCCACAACATTGAGCGTCAGGGAATTTTCCTCAGAAATTGGAAATCCAGAGGGATATAGAACTCTTTATAATGTATTTAATGGAAAAAGAGATCCCAGTTCAAAACTTGTTAAAACCATCATAAGGCGATTCCCACAACTTTCATATGATTGGGTGTTTGTTGGTGCTGGAGAAATGTTGGCTGAGGGAGGAGACATGATGAGATCAGTTCATGATCATGAGCTTTCTGTCCAGGCTCGCTTTCAGCAAACAATGGACAAAATTGACAAAATAGAATATTCAATCAATGAACTAGCAAACAGAATTGACAGAGGAATGATCCATCAGACTGAAATGACAAATGTTTTTTTCAAAAAAATTGATGAGATGACATCACAACACATTGAGATGAAAAAGACAAACGAGAAAATGTCAGAAATTGTGACTGTTAATGGAGAGAGATCAGAAAAAATTGCCAAACAAGCAAAAGAGATGTCTGATGCCTATTGGAAATCAGTGGCATTTGCTAAAGATGCTCATTCAATGATGAAAGAAATCAAAGAAAAACTTTTGTCGCCTGGTCCATGACAGAATCCAGGTTCAATTTTTTATACTTTTTTAATGTCTTTGGATCTCTTATTCCAGTAATTGACATGATGATATGATCGGGCATTCCTTTCTCTGAGGATAGCGTGATGAAAGTTCGTCTGGCTGTGTGTGATGTGACAATCTCCCAGCGTTGGAATCGCTCGATCATTTTTTTTGACCCCAGATATTTTGTCTTTTTCACCTCATCTTCAAACCCTGCTATCTTGCAGATCTGTTGAATTGCCTTGTTGAATTTCTGTGATGATACTGTTCTGATTTGCCAGTTGTATTTGTCCAGGAGCTGTTCCAGTTTTGGATGGAGTGGGATGTATGAATTTGTCTCAGTTTTTTCAGCTCTTTTGATGATCATTCCTTTTCTGACATCAGCTTTCTCAAAAACAGAATAATCTGAAAACCTTTGTCCAGAGTACACACCGATCAAAAACATATCCCTGAACATGTCCAGTCTGTGATCGAGCTTTATTGATTCCAGGATCTTGACCTCATCCTGAGTCAGTGCGATGTCATCGGTGTCCCTCTTTTTGATTGTGACATTTTTGAAA